CGGTCTGTTGACTAGTTACATCACCAGGAGCTTGTACATTATCTCCTACAGTTCCTGCTAAGGCTGCCTGTGGGTTAAATTGGGGAATAGGTGGTGGTGTTGGTCCACCGCTAACTGGGTTACCTTTACCTCCTGCAGATGGAGTTGGAGTAGCAACTATCTTAGCAACATTTGCAACACCAGCTGCGATCGCAATACCTGCAGCAATTGCCGCACGAACTGGGCTGGTAGGATCACCAGGTATAAGTTGAGAAGTATAAGCCTTTTGTGCACCTACATAAGTATCAATTGTGGTGGCAGCAATTGCAGCTGCTTTACCTACAACAGAGCCTTCACCTACAATTGAGGCAATTGCACCAAATGCTTGACTTGCTATATCTAGGTTAGCATCAGCAACCTGTTGGTCAAGACTTATCTTATAGTCAGCCTCTTCTTTGGCTAGGTCTTTTCTCTTCTTTGAGTATGAGTCACGAATTACCTGGAGCTCTGCTTCGGTTGCTCCAGCCATTTCCAATTCCTTTAACTGGGCCTCTTCCTGTATCCTGAGTTCCTCTTCTGCACGACGATAAGTATTCTCTATGGAGTCAAGATTTGCTTGCTGTAGGGCCGCTTCAATGATCTTACGATTATCTAGGAACTTTTGCCTTTCTTCTTCAGCTTTCTTTTCTGCCTCTAGCTTTGCGGCTTCTTCTTTGGCAGCAGCTTCCTCGGCAGCACGGGCCCTATCCTCGGCATCCTTTTCTCTTTGTGCTTGCTCTTCATCTCTCCTCTTTTGTGCATCAGCCTTCTTACGATTTTCATAACCGTCACGCTGATTCTTAAGGCGCATAAGTTGCTTTTCCGTTTCAGCAATTGTTGCATCTCCTTCTTCTGCTACTTCTTCAGGATCAAAGAGTAACTTAGCAGTACCCATTGTGAAGTCTTTTGCCAAAGAGGTGGCCTTTTCAATTACACCAATCTTTTCTAGGCCATAGGTAAGACTGTCAATAGCACCAAGCAGTATTGTAATCGGTGCAGTTAAGAATCCTATTATACCAGCAGTAATCTTTTGGTTTCTTTCGGCTGCCTCTACTTGGGCTTTCTTAACAGCTTTCTGTTGTTCAAGTTGTGCCTCGGTTGCAGCAATAACTTCATTGGTCTGCTGTATCTTAAGATCACGTATTTCCTCTTCGGTCATACCTTGTGCCTTAAGCGTTTCCTCTTGCATTGAGGTGGCGTCTAACTGCTCTTGTGCAGCGGTAACAGTTGCTTCAGTTTCTTCAAGGAGTTTCTTTTGCTCACGACTTACACCGTTAACTAATCCCTTTATATCATCCCAGTAGGCAACGAGCAAACCTACTGCTACAACTATGGCACCGATACCTGTGGCGATAAGAGCTTTCTTAAGAGAACTTGCCCCCTGAACACCTGCTTTGAAACTGGTCTTAAATCCTTTGGCTAACTGTCCCAAGCCATTTTTAACCTGAACAAATCTAGAGGCAAGGCCACCAGTAGCTTCGTCAAGTAAGGTAATTGCACCTTCACCAGCTTCACTGGCCTCTTCGGTCTTTTTACCCATGTCATCAGCAGCATCAGCAACATCCTTAACCGAGTCAGCAGTTTTCTCTGCTTGGTTCTCAATTCCTTTAAGAGCAGCTTGTAACTCCTCAACGGAACTTACGGTTCCAGAGATACCGTCTACTTCAAACTTTATTGTTACTACTTCCTGTGCCATACAATTCTAAATATATTTATGAGCGGTGGTGAATTATATCTGATACCAAGCTCTAAGTGTTGCATCTAAAGCACCAGTACCAAAAGCATCAAAACGATAATACTGAAAATCACTTGTAGTACCTAAGTTAGCAATATATTCATAACCGCCAGTTGAGGTTGCTTTAATAAAGGCAGTATATCCTGTAGGTTGGCTGGTTGAGATAATAGCACCTGAACTATTCTTAACACGAATTATACACCAATCACCTGGGTTATAGTTTTGTATTTCAAAGACAGGACTAGATGGAATAGCAGTAAAGTCAAGTGTTATATAGTAACCGCTATAAGATCCCATATCAATTAGCGCATTTGTATCATCAGTAAAGACAACAGTACCTGCAGCAGTTGCAGATCCTGTAGCTCCTGGCAATCCTTGTGGGCCTTGTGCTCCAGTAGCTCCACTTCCAGTTTGTCCTTGGGCTCCTTGGAATCCTTGTGCACCAGTTGCACCAGTCAGTCCACTACCAGTGGCTCCTGTGAATCCTTGCGGACCTCCACTACCAGTGGCTCCTGGCAATCCTTGCGGGCCTTGTACACCTGTGGCTCCACTTCCAGTTTGTCCTTGGGCTCCTTGGAATCCTTGTGCTCCGCTTGGTCCTTCAGCTCCAGTGGCTCCAGCTCCAGTAGCTCCAGGCAATCCTTGGTAACCTTGAAAGCCACGAACTCCTTGAGAACCGCTACCTCCCTGTGTACCAGTTGCTCCCATATAACCTTGGTAGCCTTGGTAACCTTGATAGCCGCGAATTCCTTGGCTACCGCTTACACCTTGTGCTCCTTGAATTCCTTGTGCACCAGAGGGACCAGTAGCACCAGCTCCACTTATGAGACTTACATCGGCTTTATAATTTGCTCCACCTTGTACGATGGGTACCACAGCACCAGGGCTAATACTAGCCGCTGTGGTCATTTGTGAAATTTTAATTGTGCTCATTATTCTTGTATTAAATTTTGATTTGTTTCATCATCTATTTGAACCGAAGTTTCTGTTACGATTCCATTTGTTACCCCACCTGTATTAGTTACACAAGTAGGACAGTCAGTGTAAACGGTTTGAACAGGGAAGAATGCAGTTCCAGTTGTAGCACTGGTTATTTCCCAACATCCGCTAATTCCGTTTAGGGTAACTCCACTTCCAATGGTAATTGGTGATGAGTAACTTACCACAGTACTTGCACTTAGGTCACAGGCAGTTGCATCATAAACGTATTCAACAGGGTTTTCCCTATTACAATCTGTACAATCAGTATAGAGTTGATCAACTGTTTCTGTACCTACAATAGTTGTTGAGTTCTTAATAAACCAACATCCGCTTATTCCATTTAGCGTTAAGACTTGACCTATTGAATAAGGTACACTTGAGGTAATTATGGTTAAGACTGCCTCGTCGCATTTTTCTACTTCATAATAGTAAGTAGTAGGTGTACCTAAACAAGTAGGACAATCTACATAACTTGTGGCAATTGTGTCAAGTGGGCTTTGATAAGTAATACCTTGGATTTCCCAACACCCAGGGCGAAGAGTTAATCCTACCACATCACCAGGTGAATAGGTACCAGTTGTCTCAACAGGGATCCAAGGAGTAAGATAGGTATCACAAGTTTCTGCGTATTGACGAGCCCAGTAAATATTAGCAGGTGTACTTACACTTGAATTACAACCTGCACAATCGGCACCAAAGGTAGCAATAACAGAGTAATCCCAGATAGGACTAGAAGAAACTCCTATGATTGAGTAACAGAGCGTTTGTCCTACCACACTTACAAAGTCACCAGGTTGTAGGTTAAGGTTACATGGAGCCTGAAGAGTTACAAAAGTAGAACCTAGTGCAGTACAAGTTGAGTTAACTTGAGCTGCTGTATAGTAACACCAATCAACCGGGTCAGGCAAACCACTATCAGTAGGTCTGTAGTCAAGTAACTTAATAAGTTGTACTCTTACACTTTCCTTATTACCAATAGGAGCATCTATGATTTTCTCTGGTCTATAGTAAACACCATCAATGTAAATTACATCATCAAAAGTAAAGTCCTGTAGGTCAACCGAGTTAAGTACCACATTACAGGTTACTCTTCTCGCAAACTTATTATAGAGAGAGTTAACATATGTTGACCAATACCGCTCAAACAGACTCTGTCCTGCATATTCATCCCAGCCAGTTACTTGGTCTCCGTAATAAGCAAACCAACGATTCCAATTAAGGTTAAGTCCATAGAGTGCAAAAGGTGGATGCCCTTCTTGATAGTTAACCGCAGGATAAGTAGACTTTCCGTATGCAGTTGTACCATCACTAAAATACCATGTATGCGATGTTGGTTGTAATCCATTATAGAATAGGATACGAGTGTTTGGCTTAATCGGATTATGAAGTGTTACACTACCTTCACTGTCATGTTCATGTATCTGTGGAATAATCCATGAACTAGTATTGGTGTCTCCCTCTATTTGTGTTGTTGGGGTTGGAGAGAATGCGACATCTATTTCACGGGTATCTTTAAGAAGTTCATTTTGGCTATCATAGTTAAGTTGTCCGTATACCTGCTTATAAGCATTTTGGTTATACGCATTAACCCAGTCCTCATCTTCCGCAAACTTAAATTCAATCCTATCACTCTGCGTAAAGAATAGGGGCTCAATTTGAAAGTCTTTAGTCCTGTCAACCTTATCACTCCAGTCAAGGATATCCCCACTCGCAATGTAGTCAACCCAAGGTTCAATAATAAAGTTAGTTGGGTTATCTTTATCAGGAGCCATTACACAGCGGAATAGCTTTAAGATATCTTTTAAGAAGTCAATCTGTTTGTATTCACAATCTAATTGGAATGTTGGCTCAATAATACCTGGTGCACTGGTACAGCGAAACATTGCATCAGAGTAGGCGGAGATATCAGTGTTAGGACTAGTCTCAATGTAGAGTTGAACATAATCACCAGCAGTAAATGCACCCGTGTAAGTTGTGTTACTTATACCACTAAAAGTAAGCCAGTTACCAAATGATACAGCAGAACCGTTCACAAAAATACTTACCCGTCCGTATGAAGTTCCGGTGCCCCAATCAGGTAACGTACCAATGAATGCAGTACCAGTAAATGTATAGGCACCTGATATTGGTATTTCATAAGCAAAAGGTTGAGGACTAGAGGAACCTGTGTTATTGTAATTGTTACCTGGGTCATAGATCTCAACAGGACATTCCGCTAATTGGTAACCACCTGAAGGACCTGGCATATTTGCGTTAACTGCAGTCTCTGCGCGAAATATGTTTTGTGTTTCAGTTTCTTGGTTATAGATAGTAGCCTCATTACCCCATGCACTTACATAGATCTTATGAAAGAGTGGGGAGTCAAAAAAGCTACTTGTATAAGTATAAGGTGTAGAGTCAAAGATCATGTCAATAACCTTCTTGGCACGAATCATTGGCTTAAACCTATTTGCCAGGAGAGGTTGCGTGCTTTGCGTAAACTTCTTTGAACCTACTGTTCGGATCTCGGGCTCTTGTACAACACCACTACTATCATAAGTGTTCCCGTGATCAACAAGAGGATAGAGTACATCACCGTCAAGTAGCCCATCAGTAAGGAGTGCACCTTCAGGATACGCATCCCAACTTGCGACAACATTGGCATAACTAAGTGTATGTGTTAGGCTACTTCCATCCAATTCACAAAGTGGTGATTCACCCAGGACAGATGCAAAGTCACGGGTCTCACCAAGAAAAAGGAGCTCATAGTCAAGTCCATTCTTTTCTTCGTTACGATAGATCTTTTGTAAGCGGATATGACCAGAGCGAAAAAATGCACCACCTACTTCAATCTCTGCAGGTACCTTTACTGTTACATCAAAGTCAATTCCCTCTACGAGAAATGCATTGTGAAAGAATTCGTTATTTGTACCAGTTGAAGGTACGCGAAAGGTACGAGAGAAGGTACTCTTTGCTTCAGTTGAGGTAATGTCCTCAATACTAAAGTTTAGTTTTAGTGTTTCCTCTTCATACAGATCAATGTAATAGGGATCACCAGCTTGGTCATATACTCTTAGTGCTACCATTATCCTCTTTGACTATTTAAGTTGTTTGCCATACGGAACTTGAGTTCATATTGGAACATACGGTCTTTACGAACCGTTTTAACATCATAAGTACTACTCTGTAAGCTAACACTATCCCATGTGGTACTGCCTGGCAGTTTAACACGAACATCGGCACTTACGAAAAGGTTCTTTAAGAATTCACTGTACTCATCAGTTAACCAATCCGTTCTTATAGTATATATCCCGTTAAGTTGTTGACCAAACACCGTATAGCCTTTTGCTCCTTCACTAATGGCAACACTAGTTCCATTCCAATTAAAAGTATTCTTTAGGTATTCATTGCGATTAGCAGTGTACTGTTCATCCCATCTCTTAGTGAATGTCCAATAGTCACGGAAGCCTAATGAGTTTTGCCAAGATACTTCCACTGGCTCAAAGTCATTACATGGAGGATCTATTATGTTAAATCGGTATGCCCTAAACGAAGGAATATCTTCAAGGTTAGGATAGGTTCTAGGTTGACTACATGCGGTAAGTTGGTATGAGTGCAGTGTTACATAATAGTATGCAGTACCAAGGGGAAGCTCCTGTGCTACTTCACTATCAGAAGGACCACACGGTAAAGTGATTGCCCAATAGGGATAGGTAAGAGCTGCATTCTGTGCAGAAGTAGTATCAGGTCCACCACCTAGCAGAGTTGTATTGTAGATAGGTGCATCATTAAGTAGTGTACCACTTGAGTCATATGCCATTACACGAGCAGCAGAGATATTTCTTGCAGTAACAGTACCTATGTCAATAGGATCTTGAAGTGCTGAAATGCTATAGTCATCAGTAAAGTAGAGATCCTTAACGTAAACTTGTGCGTTGGTATAACTTGTGATAAATGAAGGAACAGTACCAGGTAAGTCACTAGCAGCTACCAGTGTAGGATAGTCTGTAAGTAACTCTCCTTGTCTCTGTACTGTGGTACACCCACCATTCTGGGTAAGTTGGCAACGGTAATCATTAGCATCACTCCAAGGGATATCATCCCAGCCTTTACGTCCGCTCATTACGATCCTTCCGCTTACGCCGCCATCTATATCTACAACACCATCCGCGTCTTCACTTCCGTAATAGATTGTGTACTGATACGTTTCTTCTTCGCCAGTTACCCAGCCATTAGTGTTCTCTACTCCAGCAGCGGATGGGCCTACATAGTTCTTTAGGATATCTTGTATATCAAATAGGGCAACTCCAGCCAAGTTAGGACTTTGTCTTACATCAGCAAGAGTAGTGGTACCAGAAAGATCTCGGATCTGTAGTACATATTTACGCTGTGATGCTCCTATGTTTGCGAGAGTAACTGCATTAATACCACTTGCTAGGTTATACTCTCCAGGGTTCTGTGTTATCGTAACTGCCATAATTGTGCGTTAAGTTTTCTTAATAGGTAGATATGCCATCTCTGTTCAAATGTCATTGCTCTAGGTTATTTTGTATTGCCTCCAAGACCGCAGCAGTGATCTCTTCATAATCATAAAAAGGTTGTGGAGAGATACCAAAGGTGCGATCACGGAATGCGTAAAAGGGTGGACTACTCGGTTGAGGATTAACTCCAAAGGGTACAGGGTTTGTAAGAGGTCCACCTAAACCCTTAACACCGTAGTTTTGAAATGCACCATAGGCCAACATTGAGAATGAGAGACTATCACCAGTGACCTGGTAAGAGATAGAGCGCTGTAGTGCACCGGTATCAACAGGTACCCTTAGGCGCATTTGTGCTACTATCCTCTCACCCAATTGTACCAGGGCATTAGGAGTATCCTCTATCCTTTGACCTAAGTCACTAAGTGCGTTCTCAAATTCTTCTAGTGTCATGCGATAGGTGTTATACAATCATTTAGCGGATAGGGGATCTCAATCTGTACAACTGCTGTCATACCTGCTACCTCATCCTGGAACCTTTCCTTAAAAGGAGTAAAGGTTACGTTAAGTACAGGGTTAGGCCACTGTGGTCCCTGGTAGTGTAAGTGCAAATGAGCAAGTACATCATCTAGGTACTGTTGGCAATCACTCTGTGTTGCGAGGAAGTCATCCCCTAGCCCTACTACTTCCATCATAATTAGGTTAAAGGTCCATGTTAGGAGGGTACCATTACGCGTACCACTAACTGGGTTAATAAACATATAGGGATAGTTAGGGTTTCTCCCTTCTTCTACACGGGTCTTAATATCGGTTAGTTGCCCATAACCCCAATCAGCGATCATATAGTGGTTTTCGCTAATGTTACCTAAGAGATCTACTATTTCTTTGTAAGTCATACTGTCGTTTCATTTGTAGTGCTTGTGCACGTTCTTCTAACTCTATTTGCTTTTGATAGGCAAGTAGGTTAAGTGTTTTCTTTAGTGGTTGTTCGGCAACGGGATCTAACTTTAAGATATCTCCTTGGGCCAGTTTAACCATCACTGCATACCAACCACGAGCCACTGCCATCTTATCACCATTACGGTCTTCATCAGAGGGTTCATCCAAACCGAAAAGAGCAGAGTACTGCTTATACACAGACAGCCTCCACCTTGCGTACTTCTCTATAATGTAGAGAGCTTCACTAGCGGTTTTGCATTGCGGTGCAAGGATACCTAAGATATCCTCCAGGTGACTGTCTATTCCCCAAACTAACCAAATGTCAAGGTCAACCCATTGACCAAATGTTATGGAAGAAAAGGGCAGATGATCGGTAGTCCGTTGCCTTTCACTCATTAGGGCTATGAGAAAACCCATCCCTAACTCAAGACTACGGGGATCACTAGCGACCAATGCGGGTAGTGGAGCTCCAGTTACCATTGCCAGCGCCTTAGGCCAAACGAGTGGCTCCTTAAGGTCAAGCTGCGCAAGGCTAGCCCATTGGCGTGGACTTAGCCTTTTAGGTATCTTATACCACTTACCTTTAACTTCGAACCTTACCATATTACTATAAAATATTTATTGAGCTCTTAATGTATGATCTATTTTGAGCGACCCATAGTAACATAGCTTCCGTATGAGAGATTTTGCTTTCGGTTGTAATTTACAATTGCGAGGGACATTACACAGTCATCATGATGCGGAGCTGGGGCACCGTAGCGGATCCCTCGTGTCCTTGGATTGTACTCGTAAGTAAATAATTCCAATTCATGGGTTAGGGCTGGGAACAGGTCTTTATTTGGGATCTTTACCGTATCCTCGCTAAAGTCTAAGACCAGCCCTTCTATAATCTCAGGTTTGCTCTTGGCGGACGTCACAAAGGCGTGAGTGTTCTGCCATTCCCGTTTTATCTGTTCATAGATAACATCTCCTATAGAGTTAACCTCAATCATTACTGTTGCGTTGTACTTACGAATGAGTGTTAGGATCTCCCGGGTCATTGTGGTCCACTCTACCTTGTTATTGCGGTATATCTCTACTACAGCTCCACTGCTATCCATAAATGTTGCTACTGTATAGTCATCTGCGCGACCTAGGTCTATTCCACAATAAACGGGTCCTTGTGGTTGAGGGTATTGCGGGAGAGAGTTTTCTCGTAGCCGAGTGAAGACTTCTCCACCATTATCAATAAACTTTGCTAAGTACTCTTGCTCAAATATTTGTGGAGGTAAGGTTTTTTGCGCATCAGCGATCTCCTGCGGATCCATGTAGGGAGAGTCATAAGAAGAACCTGTATAACTCCTGTACCTTGGGTAGTCTGGGCTTAACCCTAATTGGAATAGGTCATAGAAAAAGTTTTTACCTTTAGGTGTTGAAATGAAGAGTACCTTTTTACCCTTTACTGCAAACACAGGTCTGATTGCTTCTGCCCAAGCAGTATCTTTAATGAATGCGCTTTCATCTATTACACCATAGTCACAAGTGTAGCCACGAATAGAGTCAGGTCTCTCTGCACTTCTAAAGAGCAACTCAGAGCCATTCGCTAGCGTTAGCGAGTTATCTGAAAAGTTGTTCTTTTTGACAATACCTGATGCCCTTATTGCGCCATAGAGTTCTTTATGAACTTTGTTGGCTTGACTATATACTGGTGATACCCAAAGGATTTTACATGGGCCATCATTAATCATCCAATAGAGACACAGGTTCATACCAAGCAGTGACTTACCTACCTGCCTTCCTACTGAAACTATGTGGAACTTTTCCCTACCGTTTAGGATTCCATCAATAATTTCTTTTTGCTTTAGGTGTGGTGTAAAGCCTGTGTAAACCATTTAGAGCTCGTCTGGGATATAGTCTTCAGCATCACCAAATTGGAATGTAATGTTTTTAAAGAGATCTTCTCCATCCGCTCCAGTGATTGCTTGTTGACTTAACTTAGGTACAAATCGTTCAGAGATTTTCACTACTAGGTCTAGCGCTTTAGCTGGGTCATCAGCTGCAACTTGTGCTAACCAAATATTAAAGTTGTCTAGGTTATCATTTAAGAGTCTACCGAAGGCTTCTTTAATATCTTTAGTGTATTGGCTTTGGGCACCTTTTGGTCTACCATTAGGGTTACCACTCTTTCCTTTTTCAAATGGCATTATCCGTTATCTTTTTTTACTTGAGCATTTAGTGCTTTAAGTTGTTCTTTGGCAGCTGTCTCATTTAGTGCATGGATCCACATTACTGCAGGACCGTTTGCTTTAAATGAAAAGTTACCTTTGGTTGTTTTGTATACAGCAAATTTTTTCATATCTTGTAATCTTTTATTTAGTTGATAACTGAGTGCTTGCTTCATATTATGAATACAGCGACCACAACCAGTTACTTTTTTGTTTTCATTCATAATTGCATTATATGCTGAGGTAAAGAGTTTTAGGTCATCACCTCTCCACATTTGGTTACTGTTTAGGTAATGCTTATGGTTCTCTACCCATGCAAATGCTTCTTCTACCGTCATGCGTTCCAACGGATTGTCTGATACTTTTATGTCCATATTAATAAGTGTTAAGTTTTCTCCAAAGTAATTCAGCAAGAACAGAAGCCCCTGCAGAAATAAATATACTTTCTACGATTGTTATATCTTGCCCAAAGTTTAGGTATGCTAGAGAGCACCAGAATGTCCAGCAAAGAGGACAATTAAATGGCTTACGCCATAGGTTAAGACGGGTAAGTACCCATTCCCATTGGGGTATGTGTTGAAGTAGAGCTCCTAAGGCTCCAAGATAGATTATCCATTCCATGTTATACCACTTTTATTTAGTTCGGTTCTTATGTATTCTTTTGCTTCAGTTACCGCATGACTTATACTTGTACGAGGTATACCTGTTTGGCGAGAGAGATCACTAAAGTTAGGATTGTCTAACCACATCTCAAAGAGTTTACCTCGGTACCAAAGATCGCTCTCACCACTTTTCATTAACTCAATTATGCGATAGATTTGATCAACCACTAGGTCCGTTTCATAATCATAATCAGCGCGCTCAGGTTCTGGTGTTTCTCCACTAAACACTCTACCCTTTTGTCTATAGATGGTATGAAATTCACTTGTGCTACTGTTAAAGGATCTCCACATAATCCCACTCATAAATCTCATAGCCTGACCGTCTAGGACCAGTTGGCTTGCATTAGGATGCTCAAGAAATTGGATTAGAGTGTATCCGCAAAGATCTTCCCACAGAGGATCACCCTTTGCAATTTTTTGAGCCATCGTTTGTATATCTTCATACTTTTCGTTAACGAAGGATGTCAAGTTCTTTGAGGTCATTAATTAAGTCTAGGTAGGCTTTGGCGACTTCAAACTCTTCGTTGTATACACATATCTGTAAATCCTCTGTTAGTGTCTCTAGGATATCTCTTTTAGGTATGTGTAGGTACAAACTAAGAATGGCATCACGGTACCTTAATTTTTCAATTGTGTCTAACTCTAAGTAATTCTCTAGTGGAGGTAAGTCACTTAGTGCCTGAAATGTTGTTCCTTTTTTACTCATCTTTTAATCTAAATTTTGGATACCAGGGTAAGGCGTTTTTTCCACTTCCCCCTTTACGTATGTAGCTTGCTGGGTATCGTGCATACTTTGTGGTACCTTTACTTTTTTGTATGCGTTCTCCACGTAACCTTTTACCATTAGCGATAAAGGGTTGCCAATCACCAGTATTAGGAATTGTAGCAACAATATCCCTATCTGTGTAAAAGAGATCATCACGAGTTTTAACTGTGGTACCTGTACATGTGTAAACACTATTCCACAGGTGTATCCACATTCTTTGGAGCCTAGCATCAGTTTCCATGTGTTCAACAAAAGTCCAATCACTATTTTGGAATTGGAACCAACAAAGATTAGGATCACGGTAACCTATCTTAACCCAGTCACCATACAGTGCATTAAATCTAGGGATCTCATCTTTTGCTGTTGTGTAATAGGGTAAGCAGAGTAAGTAGTCCGCAATGTAAAACTGGTACCCATTGTGGAACCCATGGTTTAAGCCAACACAATACATCCAAAGTAACCAAGGGCGATGATGACCATGTTCGTTACTAACAAAGTCAGGTACCCACATATGTAAATGTTGGTCATTAAAGTTCTCTTGATGAAATTTCGTTAGCGCCATTG